AGTTTTCCTAAACACCGAAGGGCTTACATCGCTGGCTATCGCTATTTGCGATAGATGCAGGATGAAGCGTGCTTTTGTGGAGTTGGAGAGCGACCCGAACTTCCCCGGCCTCCGCGTCTGTGGCACCGTAAGCGAAGGCTGTAAAGACAACATGGATCCCTACCGCCAAGCCGCCCGACAAACCGAACGCATCAACCTTCGTTTTCCGCGACCTGATAGCACATTGACCCAAGTCGATGATCAGTCTCCTAAATACGAAGGTAAGTACGGCCCCACGTAAAGGAAAAACATGGCACAGTCAGGCTTTACGCCAATCAAAATATATTCAAGCGGCACAGCGGCGGCACAGCCCTTGGCGGCAAATTTAGCCCTTGGCGAACTTGCGCTTAATTACACCGACGGCAAGATTTATTACAAAAACGGTGCGGGCACTGTTTTGTCAATTTCAAGCGTAGCCGCTACACCAATTGTTGAAAATGAAAATACAATTTCTGTAAACAGAACTATCACTGTTGGCAGTAATGGTGAGAGTGTTGGGCCGATAACCGTCAACACAGGCGTCACTCTCACTGTCGGTGCAAATCAACGGTATATAGTCTTTTAACTTTTTGGAGAAACAAAATGGCAGTAATTATCAATGGTAACAATACGCCACCTGCTGGCGGTATTGCCTACGGCAACTCTACCTCCGAATTAGCGTTTACAGCCGCTGGGTCAGCAGGTCAGCTAGTTTTATCAGGTGGTGCAGGAGCACCAACATTTACAACCCTGCTTGCGGTAGCAAATGGCGGTACTGGAACTGCTACACCAAGTATTGTGGCAGGCACAAACGTTACAGTAAGTGGAACTTGGCCCAATCAAACCGTCAATGCTAGTGCTAGTGGTAGTGGAACAGTTACAAGTGTCGCTCTATCGGGTGGCACAACTGGTCTGACCGTAACTGGCAGTCCTATCACTACAAGTGGAACAATCACACTAGCGGGTATATTGGCAGTTGCAAACGGTGGAACTGGCACTGCTACTCCCGCTATTGTTGCAGGCACAAATGTCACAGTAAGCGGTACGTGGCCTAATCAAACCATTAACGCTACAGCCAGTGGCAGTGGCACAGTAACCAGCGTTGCGGCAACAGTCCCATCGTTTTTGTCGGTTACTGGCTCACCAATTACGACAAGCGGTACATTGGCAATTTCTTTGTCGGGTACTGCATTACCAGTTGCCAATGGCGGTACTGGTCAAACAACTTATACCGATGGTGAGTTGCTTATCGGTAACTCCACAGGAAACACACTTTCCAAAACAACTTTAACCGCTGGGGCTGGCGTCACAATCACCAACGGCAGTGGAACAATCACAATTGCGGCGGCGGGTGGTGGTGGTGGCACAGTAACTTCTGTATCGCAATCATTCACAGGCGGCATAATTTCAGTTGCTGGTTCACCAATTACCCTAAGTGGTACTTTGGCTTTGACGGTTGCGGGAACAAGCGGCGGCATACCTTATTTCACCAGCACAAGCACTTGGGCAACGTCTGCACTGTTAGCGGCAAACGCCTTAATGATTGGCGGCGGCGCTGGAGTTGCCCCAAGCACAGCAACTACTGGAACAGGCGTTGTAACTGCTTTAGGCGTCAATGTAGGCACGGCAGGGGCGTTTGTTGTTAATGGTGGTGCTTTAGGAACGCCGTTAAGTGGAACAGCAACTAACTTAACTGGATTGCCACTGTCCACTGGCGTAACAGGATTACTTCCTGTTGCCAACGGCGGTACGGGAACCGCTACGCCTGCCATTGTTGCGGGAACAAACGTTACCGTTTCAGGCACGTGGCCTAACCAAACCATAAACTCTACAGCCAGTGGCGGTGTGACCAGTGTTGCCCAGTCATTTACTGGTGGCATTGTTTCAGTGGCTGGCTCACCGATTACGACCAGTGGCACTTTAGCCCTAACAATTGCTGGAACTTCAGGTGGTATCCCTTACTTTTCAAGCGGAACCACATGGGCAACCAGTGCGGCATTGGTGGCAAGCGCAATTGTGCTTGGTGGTGGCGCAGGAGCGGCTCCAGCCACTACAACAACAGGCACAGGTGTTGTAACTGCTTTAGGAGTCAACGTAGGCACGGCAGGGGCGTTTGTTGTCAATGGCGGCGCTTTAGGTACTCCTTCAAGCGGTACGCTGACTAGCGCAACAGGACTTCCAATTTCTACTGGTGTGTCAGGACTTGGTACAGGTATAGCAACCGCCTTGGCTGTAAACGTTGGAACTGCTGGCGCTCCTGTTATAAATGGCGGCGCACTAGGTACACCCTCTAGCGGCACATTAACTAGCGCAACAGGTCTCCCTATATCCACTGGCGTCAGTGGCTTAGGCACTAACGTAGCTACTGCTTTAGCCGTAGCCGTAGGTTCTGCTGGCGCACCTGTTGTGAATGGTGGCGTATTAGGAACACCAAGTAGCGGAACAGCAACCAACCTAACTGGCTTGCCTTTGTCCACGGGCGTGACTGGCACTCTTCCAGTGGCTAATGGCGGTACAGGTCTAGCCACACTCACAGCCGATAATGTTATTTTAGGCAACGGCACATCAACGCCATCATTTGTAGCCCCAAGCACCGCTGGAAATGTTCTGACAAGCAATGGAACAACATGGCAATCAACTGCGCCAACTGGTACAAGTTTGCTTGAAAACGCACAAATTATCTCAACAAACTACGTAATTGCGGCATTGAAAAACGCAATAGCGCTAGGTACAATAACAATAAACACTTCATCATCGGTGACAGTCGGTACGGATCAATCTTGGTTAATCTTTTCTTAAGGAAACAACATGAGTAACTTAAAAGTTCAAGGCAATGCATCGGGTACTGGAACAAGTACCTTGTCGTCTCCAAACACCAACAGTAGCGTAACCTACACGCTACCTGATACGGCTTCAGCTACGACTCTTGGATATCTTAATATCCCCCTGTCGGGCATTAAGACGGCAAGTTACACCCTTGTGGCTGGTGATGTTGGGGAATTTATTGAGCTAGGCACAAGTGGCACAGTTGTAGTTCCATCGGGTGTATTTACAACGGGTGATGTGATTAGCATTTTCAACAATACATCAGCCACCATTTCCTGCACTTGCTCTGCTGTAACAACAGTTTACAAGGCTGGTACAGACGCAGATATTTCTACTTTTAGCGTCACTACAAGAGGTGTAGCCACTATTCTGTTCATTACTGCCACGGTTGCTGTAGTTACGGGCAATCTTGCATGAGCGGCATCGTTCTTGCATTTGCTGGAGCTACTACAGGCCCAGCGCCTCCACCTCCCATTGGATCGGCTTATGGAGGCGGCTTCTTTGCTGGTCAAATTGGGGTTGGTGGCGTTGCTTCACATAATTTAATTGTCGGCCCTGTAGCATCTGCGGTAAGCGCAAGCAAACAATTTAAAACAACCAATACAGCCACAACAGGGACATCCTCAGCAATTGATGGGCCTACTAATAGCTCTAACATGAACAACGCTAGTCACCCTGCCGCAGAATTCTGCGAGGGTTTAACTATTGGCGGCTTTAGCGATTGGTATTTACCAGCAAAAAATGAACTTGAGGTTTGTTATTACAACCTTAAACCAACAACAGCAGACAACGTCACTACTTCTGGAATAAATGCAAATGCAATTCCTGCAAGGGCAAGTAATTACACGGCTGGCACACCTGCACAAACCTCTGCCACAGATTTTAGAAATACTGGTGCAGAAGATTTTCAGTCTGCGTATTATTGGTCAAGTACTCAGTCTGCTGTGTACTCGGGTACAAATGCTTACAGACAAGAATTTAGTTATGGCTACCAAAGGAATTCGGCTAAAACTAACCAGTTCGATGTTCGCGCAGTAAGAAGGGTGGCTGTATGAGTGGAATTGTTCTTGCGCTTGCTGGCGCTACTACAAATAATATTCCAGCTATTGGAGCCGCTTATGAAGGCGGTTACTTTGCTGGTCAAATTTCAACAACGGGCACTGGTGTTGCTAATTACAACCTTGTAATAGGGCCTAAGGCGACTGCTCAATTCACGCAACCTAGCAACCCCGATGGTAAGTTTTGGAAAACAACTAATACAACAACTGCTGGAACAAACTCATACATTGAAGGGGCGGCTAACAGCGCACAAATGGCTAACGCCCAGCATCCAGCGGGACAGTTCTGCGAAAACTTGACCGTTGGTGGTTACAGCGATTGGTACATGCCTGCTTTTTCCGAGTGGGGTGTAATTTATTCTAATTTAAAGCCCACCACAGGAGGCAACGCTCTCAATACGGGGCAAAATTCCTACGCTGTGCCTCCAAGACCTAGTAACTACACCAATGGCGATCCAGCACAAACTACTGTTAGTGCTTTTCAAGCTGGAGGAGCAGAAGCCCTTACTAACAACGCAAATAATCCAACAACTTATTGGTCTAGCACTGAGAATAGCGCCTCAACGGCGTGGGGTAGTTACATGGGTAATGGTCAATTCAGCGCCTACACCAAGGCTACGCCTTACGTAGCTTGCGTTAGGGGAATTCGAAGAATTGCAGTTTAATTAAGGAGATTTTTCATGTACATTTGTGTAACAGAAGTAGACGCGGTAACAAAAAACCCCTGTACCGTTGAGCCACAGCGCACAGGGCCGTCAATGCCAGCCGTCAAAGGCTTGCAAGTTACTTGGTTCGACCAGTCTACATGGCCTGTTGAATTGGCACCTGATGGCACATACTTGAGAGCGCCCAAGTATTACGGCACTTGTGACGACGATGCTGACGCTACGATTGCTGGTGTCTTACAGGTATTGACCGAAGCAAAGTTCAATACCGCCAAAGCCGAAGAGCTTGAGGCGCGTAGACCTTATCCATCATGGATTGGCTACTTGGACACAATGACTTGGGCGGCGCCTATAGCAAGACCAGCAGATGCAATTATGAACGGCGGCAATGTTGCATACCAGTGGGATGAAGCTACTCTTAATTGGATTCCACTGGCGTGAAAGAGTTCTTCTTCATCTCAGGTTTGCCAAGGTCAGGTTCAACCCTGCTCTCGGCTATTCTGCGTCAGAACCCTGAGTTCTACGCTGATATCTCATCCCCTGTGAGCAATTTGGTTACAACAACCATCAACGTCATTACAGGCAGTGAGAGCAACCACCTGATAGATGAAGACAGGCGCAAACAAATATTGAAAGACGTGTTTGAGGCTTACTACAAATCGGTCACCCAAAACACAGTGTTTGACACTAGCAGGGGCTGGACTGCCAAGACATCACTCCTCAAAGATCTTTACCCACAGACCAAGATCATTTGTTGTGTGCGTGATTTGCCTTGGATACTGGACAGCTTTGAGCGCATTGCCGCCAAGAATTCTTTGTATGGCGCATCCTTAACAGATGATGAGGCAAATCAAACCGTCACAACACGATGCGACGCCTTGATGGATGTCAAAAAAGAAGGTCAAGTAATCAAGCCCTATTATTTCTTAGAAGAGGGTTTGCTGTTAAACCCTGACATGATTATGTTGGTTGAGTACGAGTCTCTGTGCAAAAAACCTGAGGGCGTAATGCGTGAGTTGTATCAGTTCATTGGCAAACCTTACTTTGACCATGACTTTAAAAATGTTGAGTATGAGAACGAGACGTACGACAAAGCCATAAACATGAAAAGTTTGCACACGGTACGTAAGGAAGTAACGTGGCAAGAGCGCCCAACCATCCTGCCCAAGTCGGTGTGGGAAAAGTATGGCAAGGGCACAGACTTTTGGCGAACACCAGCACCAAATTTTGAGGTCAAGTCACTGTACAAGGTCAAGGGATGAAAATCTTGGTCATGGGGTTGCCCGGTGCTGGAAAGACCACCCTTGCCACCGCTTTGGCAAGGGAGCTACAGTGCGTTCACTTCAATGCCGATGAAGTGCGCAAAGAGATCAACAAAGACCTTGGCTTTAGCGTGGCTGATAGGCTTGAGCATGCAAGGCGCATGGGCGTAATGTGCGACATTGCTTCTCGATACGGCGCTCACGTGATTGCCGACTTTGTATGCCCGACACCTGAGACACGGCAAGCCTTTGGTGCTCACTTCATAGTGTGGGTAGACCGCATTAAAGAAGGTCGGTTTGAGGATACAAACAAGCTATTTGTGCCCCCAACAAATTTTGATGTGCGCGTTGATGGTAAGTTTGGCATGCAATATTACGCAGAAGAAATTGCCAAAATGATTGAGCCACCACAACCAAAAACCCGTTGGGCATATTAAGATATAGATCCAAAAACCCGCTTAACTTAAAGGAACAAAAATGGTAGAAAAAGTTTGGTTCACCTTGGAAACAGCAAATCAAATTGTTGGATATTTAGGTACAAGACCGTATCAAGAAATTTTTCAATTGATGGCTCAGATACAGAAGGCTGTAGATATCCAGCAAGAAGAAAAAAGAGCAACCTCAGCGCCTGAAGATCAAATTGATTCTTGAGTAGTATGGATAACACCGAGACCAAATTAGCCGTACACGAAGCCGTCTGCATGGAGAGATACAACAGTATTGATCGCTCTTTGCGGGACGGCGACAAGCGTATGAGCAAGATTGAGTACCTGTTGTACGCGGTAATTATCTGCGTGCTGTTTGGCCCCGGCGTGGCTGGCGAATTCACAAAGAAGCTCTTGGGGCTATGAAATCGACCCGCTCACCATCTTGCTGGCCGCTCGAGCCTGTGTTACTGCAATCCAGCAAGGTACTGCTTTGTACAAGCAAACCAAAACCGCTTTCATGGAGGTCAAGTCCATTGTTGAAGAAACTGCTGGTGTTGCCCGACAGGCCAAAAGCTTTTGGGCCAAGCTCTTCGGAACCAAAGAAGAGCCTATGGCGCAAGCGGCGCGAAAAAAGGAAAAATTCGTAGCCGTAGACGAAACAAAAGTGCTCTCGGATATTGTGAGTCAATTGAGCACTTTTTTTCGTTTGCAGGAGCAGTTAGCCGAAACAATTCGCGTTGAGGAAGAACGATCAAAAAACGTTTACGACCCCGACGCTAACCTGATGGAAGCCGCCCTCCACAGGATCATGGCCCAAGATCAGATGGCAATTTTGGAACGAGAAATAAGAGAGGCGATGGTATACGGCGCCCCAGCCGAGATGGGGGCTCTGTACAGCCGAACGTTTGCAACTCGGGACATCATTAAGGCAGAGCAGGAGAAAGCAAGAAAGAAGCGGGATGAACAATCATGGCAACGCAAGGAAAAGGAGCGCCTTTCAAGCGAAAGGCAAGCGTACCTACTAGCGACTTTGCTGTGCCTCCTGTATCTGTGGGCGCTCCTGATACTCTTAAGCAGGACTGGGAATTAGTGATGGGGTACATCGTGGCGTTAATTTTGGTAGTTTTGATGATCCCGCTTCTTGGCATGCTGTACATGGACGTGTTGCAAACAAAAAAAGAAGCCCAAGTACAGATTCAAAAAATGGAAAAACTTAGGCAAAAAATTGAAAAGGAAAGAAGAGATGATTCCAATAGTCGCAACACTCCTTAGTAGCTTAGCCCAAAACGGGTTAACACTACTGTCAAGCGCTATTCAAGCCAAGGGCAAAGAAGTAGTTGAAAAAACGCTTAACGTAAAAATTCCTGACGACCCAACACCTGAAGACGTTAGCAACTTGCGCCAGCTTCAGTTTGAGCATGAAGAACGCCTGCTTGAGCTAGGCATTGAAAAAGCCAAGATGGAGTTGGCTGAACTGGAATTGTTTGCCAAAGCCGCACAGAACGAGGACGACAACGTCACAGATCGTTGGCAGTCGGATATGAACAGCGACTCTTGGCTGTCCAAGAACATACGTCCCATGAGCTTGATTGCCATCTTTTCAGGTTACTTCCTGTTTGCCATGATGAGCGCCTTTGGCTATAACGCCAACGAGTCTTATGTATCCTTGCTTGGGCAGTGGGGTATGCTGATCATGGGTGCTTACTTTGGCGGCAGAACTATTGAAAAACTAGCAGAAATGAAAGGCAGAAAATGAGCCTAAGCACCGAACAAGCCGCATTCTTGTTGGACTTTTGCAGGCTGATCCAATACGCCACAGAGCAGGGTTTTGTTGTGACCGCTGGCGAAGTTGCCCGTACCCCCGAACAGCAAGCCATTTACTTCAAGACAGGACGCTCAAAGACCATGAATTCCATCCACCTAAAACGGTGTGCTGGAGACTTGAACTTCTTCAAGGATGGGAAGATAATATGGGACAAGGGCATCCTTGCGCCGTTGGGTGCTTATTGGGAATCTTTGAACCCCAAAAACCGCTGGGGAGGGAACTTCAAATCGCTTGTCGATTGTCCTCATTTTGAGCGTAATGTTGGTTAAAAAGGAGCCTCAGAATGACAACCGCTGTTGCCCAAACATATGACAACCTAGTCACCAGCGTCGAGGCGTATTTAGAGCGTACTGACGCCGTCACTATTGCCTACATCCCCACCTTCATCATGCTGGCTGAGCAGGTGCTTGCCGCTGACATGAAGTTTTTGGGGAACATAAACGTTGGTACGTTCTCGTTGGTTGCAACCCAGTCGATTGTTCCAAAGCCTGCTCGTTGGCATAAAACCGTTTCGATGACCATGATTGTTGATGGTCAGCGCACCCCATTGTTCTTGCGTAAGTACGAGTATCTGCGGGAATATTGGCCTAGCACCACAGCCACCGATCAGCCAAAGTTTTACGGCGACTACGATTACACCCACTGGTTGATAGCCCCCACGCCTGACGTTGCCTACAGCGTCGAGACCGTGTACTACGAGCGCGTCCAGCCCTTGGACTCAACCAACCAAACCAATTGGTTCACACAATATGCGCCGCAAGCCATGTTGTATGGAACCTTGTTGCAAGCGATGCCTTTCCTCAAGAACGACGAGCGTTTACAAATGTGGCAAGCACAGTACACGCAAATCATCAGCACCTTGAAGGAAGAAGATAAGAGACGGCTTGCTGACCGTCAAGCCATAGCGATTGACTCATAATGACTTCATACATAAGCCCATTCACAGGCGACGTTATTGTCCCAACCGACGTCAGCTACGCTTCGTACACGCTGACTGCCACCCTGCAACTGGTTTGGCCTGCAAACGGCACAGATGCAAACAATGTATGTGCGCGGATCATGGACATTCAGGCGGCAAGCTCGGTTCCGCAACTGAAGTTTCCTCCCGCCGATCAAGCGTCGGTGGGAACTGATGCCTTAATACGAAATGTTGGTGCTTTCACGATAACCGTGACCGACTACAACGGCAACACAATTGCAACGGTTGCGGCGGGAACTGCCCGATACGTTTACCTGACAAGCAATTCCACCTCCAGCGGCGTTTGGGGTGTCTTTACCTTTGGTACGGGAACCTCTACCGCTGACGCCGCAACCCTTGCGGGCTATGGCTTACTTGCCAGCGGCTTGACTCTTAATCAAAGCCACCCCGTAAGTCAACTTTCCGCAAACTACACCTTTGCAACCACAGACCGCGCCCAAGTGTTGGCTTGGCCCACCTCGGGTGGTGCAACTAACGCTTACCTGCCCTTGGCGTCAACCATTGGCAACAACTGGTTTGTGCTGTTAAAAAACAATGGCACGGGCACCTTGTTGTTAAACACTACGAGCAGTGAGTTATTGGATGGAACTTCGTCTGCGAAGACTTTTCAGCCCGGTGATTCGGCGTTTGTCATCTGTACTGGCACCTCCTACGTCACTGTAGGCTACGGCGTTAGCACTGAGTTTGCTTTTACCGCGCTCACCAAGGTAGTCACCACTGGCTCATACACCCTAACGGCGTCTGAAGCCTCCAACAGCATTCAAAAATACACTGGCGCTCTAACAGGCAACGTTACCGTTTACTTCCCACCCGTGGTCAATCTGTACGTCATCAGTAACCAAACCACTGGCGCCTTTACGCTGACAATTGGAACAACTTTAGGAACCACGGTCACGGTGGCGGCAAACACTCAAGCCACTTTAATTTGCGATGGCACTAACTTTTTGAATGCCAATACGAGCACCATAAGCGGAACAAACATTTCAATGGTCGATGGAACGGTGTCAAACCCTGCGGTGTTCTTTGCTTCGGAGACAAACACTGGCGTTTTCCGACCCGCCGCTGGGCAGTATGGACTTTCCATCCTTGGCGCTTTGGTGTTAAACACAAAGGCGGCTGGTATTGAAGTTACAGGAACAGGAACCTTTTCGGGTGGCGTGTCAGGGGGCACGTTCTAATGACTGAAAAGGTTTTTGCCCTCGATACCAAGCCGGGCATCCAGCGGGATGGAACCATAGTCGATGCAACCTGCTACACAGACGGTGAATGGGTGCGCTTCCAACGTGGTCGTCCTCGCAAAATGGCGGGCTACGTTCAGATTACAAACGACTGGGCAGGCCCCTCAAGGGGTCTTTTTATTGACCCGCGCAACGGCTTTAACGTAATTTACAGCGGCTACTCGGATGGCTTGCAAAACTTAACGGTTGACCAAAATGGTGTTGGCGCGGGTATTGTGGACTTTACGTTGTCCGACTTTACTGCAAACGTAAACAACTTGTGGCAATTCGATGCGGTGTTCGACGCGTCAGGCAATGGGGTGGCAAACTTGATTGCGCACCCGGGGCAGAACCTCACCGCAATCGACAGCACCGTCAACACCCCTGTTCTGTTTGGCCCAACCTCGGGCACAACCATGTCGCAAGTCGGCGTTTTTACGCTGTCAGCCACCACCGCGTCATCAACAACCATAACCGTTGCCTCGACTGCTTTGATTGGTGCTGGGCAAATCATCACTGGCTCAAACATCCCCGCCAACACAACGGTGGTGTCTGTCACCAACGCAACTACTTTTGTCATATCAAACGCGGCAACAAGCTCAATAACTTTAAACATCACCATTAACAATAGCGTGTCGGTTTCAGGCGGCGCAGTTATGCTGTTTCCATACCTATTCACATATGGAAATTTTGGCTTGATTCGCAACTCAGGTGCAGGCAACTTGAATGATTGGGTATCCGCAACGGCAAACTCAACCAACGTGACATCTACCAAGATTGTCAAAGGTTTGCCTGTTCGGGGTGGCTCTAACGCTCCATCAGGCTTGTTTTGGTCTCTTGACTCGCTGGTGCGCGTGAGCTTTACGCCAACCACGGTAACCACTGGCGTAACCTCAAGCACCTTTTACTGGCGCTATGACATCATTTCAAGCCAGTCTTCTATCATGTCTTCGCAGGGCGTGATCGAGTATGACGGCATTTATTACTGGTGCGGAATTGACCGATTCTTGCTGTACGGCGGTACGGTTCAAGAGATCCCAAATACCTTTAACCAAAACTACTTTTTTGACAACGTAAATTACGTTCAGCGCCAAAAGGTGTTTGCCATGAAGGTGCCTCGCTACGGTGAAATTTGGTGGTATTACCCAAGGGGTCAAGCCACCGAATGCACTGATGCAGTGATCTACAACGTGCGCGAAAAGTGCTGGTATGACGCTGGAGAAGCCCTTGGATCCCAACGCTGTGCGGGATACTTTTCGCAAGTTTTTCACTATCCAGTGTTGGCTGGTTATGCAACCAACGCCAGTGGTGGCGTGAACGCGGTGACCCTCACCGCTGGCGGCACCTCGTACACCAATGGCACATACCAGTTTATTGCTCTTACTGGAGGCTCAGGTACAGGCGCAACAGCCACAATCACCGTTGCTGGCGGCATAGTCACAACGGTTGTAATAAATAACCGAGGACAAAATTACACAATAGGCAACGTCTTGTCTGCCGCTTTGCCCGTGGGGTCAGGCTTTCAACTGACGGTTGGCACGCTGATGACCTTTACGTCGTTATGGCAACATGAAATTGGCGTGGATTTGATAGCTGGAACAAACGTTCTTGCCATCAAGAGCAGTTTTGAAACCAATGATATTGGTTGGGTTAGTGGAGGCCCATCAGAGCCGTCCTTGCAGGGCGTGAACCGATGGTTGCGTCTTGAGCGCGTAGAGCCTGACTTTATTCAAGAAGGGCAAATGGAGCTATACATCACTGGGCGACCCTATGCGCAGACGGCTGACAAAGTATCTAGCGCGTTTGTGTTTACACCAACCACTGGAAAAATTGACATGAAAGAACAGCGACGCGAGATGCGCCTAATCTTTGTGTCAGACATTGCTGGTGGCGACTACCAACTTGGTAAAGTGATGTTGAGCGGCGCAATAGGAGACGTTCGTGGCTACGAATAATCCTGTTGGACTGGTATATGACCCAAGGTATCACACGTTTTCTTCGTGGGCTTCGCTCATGTGTGAACTGTATGCCGCTCAGCAACTTGCAATACCCACCGACTCAACAGACTGGCACCAGTGGGGCAACGGTCTGTTGGCAATTGATGTGTTCACCAATGAAGCCGCCCCAACCACTGACCTCTATGATGATTGGGAAGCATGGGCAACGGCATTGATGGGAGCGGTTAATCCGAGACCACAATGAAAGAAGCTACTACACAAGAAATTATTCGCGATGCTCCCATTACCAAAGATATGGGGGAGCACTGGGAAATTACGTACTACGGCATCAATGAAGCAATTAAAAAAGGGCAAAAAAGTCGGCTTTTTCGACATGAAAACTCATTGTTGTTTTTTATCATAGATGATGATGATGAAGATGTTGTTTCAGGAGTTGTTTTTAGCATAGAGCCACCTCGCTCTGAGGCAAAAGCTTACGTTGAGTTTTGCAGGGCATTGGCATTTGCAAAATATAAAGAGTTGACTGTGCACGCAAGAAACCCGCTAATAAAAAAATTAGTAGATGAAGCTGGTTACTCTTCGCAAAAAGAAAACGTTGAAAAAGGAAAAAACGGCAAGGAAGAATATGATTTAAAAATATTCTTGGATGGGAGTGACCAATAATGTCATGGAAAAAGGTTCGAAAAGCCGCAAGTAATGTTGCTAAAGCCGCTGGCGACGTGGTTAACGTTGTTGGGCACGTGGCTAATACAGTATATAAGGCGGTTGTCCCTGAAAAAGCTCAAAACGCATGGAACACGTCAGTCGGCGGTGATAGCGCTGTGGGGAATGTAGTTGACAATACTGGTCGAGTTGTACAAAAGCAAGCTGAGGCTGTCACTGAAGCAAGTCTTGCGCAGGCTAGAGCTTTTGTAAAAAAACCATTGCCATACCTTGCAACTATGGGTCTTTCCCAATTTTTGCCTTACAACGTTGCATCAGGGCTTGTCAATGCTGTAAGGACTGGAGATTTCAACCCAATGGTCATTGACATGGGTATGAATTATGTAAGTGAGGGGCTAAGTTCTTTTCTTGGCAAAGACGCAAATAGCCGTTACGGCAGAACTTTAATTGGCATGTCTGTTCCTGCAATGACCGCCGCATTACGTGGCGGCACCCAAGAGCAGGTGGCGAATGCTGGAGTGTCAGGCGGTGTAGGTGCTTATGTAAACGACATATTAACTACGCCAAAAGATCAGGGTGGGTATGGCTTGAAACCCAGTGACATAACGCACAAAATGACTACTAACGCAACCACGGCGGCAACAAGAGCAATATTAAACGGTCAAAACGTTGGTGATGCAATTGTTGAATCAGCTATGGTGACTGGTGGCTCGTTTGCTGTTGGTAAAGCATATGAAAATATAACCAAAAATTCAGAAACATTACAAACAGCCCAACAAAAGTTTGATGAGGCAAAACAAAAAGTTAAAGATCTGTGGGAAGGCAGGCCAAATTTAGTAAGCGACCATGAAAAAATGGTCTTAGCCGCACAAGCCGCTAAGAATGCGCAAGATAACTACATGCTTGCAAACAGTTATGCAAAAGATTTATCAAAAAAATATGACGATGGAGAAATATTTGATCCCGAGCAAGTAAGGCGGTTTCAAGATTATGCAGACGGTCTTTATGATTCCGCAAAAAGGCACGAACAAGATTTTGACGCCGCAAAAGGCAATTACGAAAGAGAAGCTATTAGTTCAGGCTATGCACAAGCAGAAACTGATTTTGAACAAGCAAGTTTTGATGTGCGCGTAGCTGATACGGCGCTATTAGAATCTCAAAAAGAATTTACTGGAGCCTACCAAGACTATGAAAGCACTGTAAATCTTGCACAATTTCTTACGGATTATGAAATTGCCGAACTTGCGGCTGAAAATATAAACGAAGAAGTAATGCAGGCGCAAGAAGAACTTGCGGGATTAGAGCAAAATCTTGGTGAAGAGCCTGATCAATTTGAATCGCAAGAAGAATTTGAAGCAAGGACAAATCCTCAAACTGAAACAACGTTAACTCCACGGCAAGAGGCAGAACAAGATGCGCTAGTTAAAGCTTCACAAGCATACACACAAACTCCTGCTGAGCGTATGCAGGAAGAAGCAAATCTGCTTCAGGAAAAACATTTAGAAGAACAGCAAAAGAAAGCCGAAGCTTATGCCGAAGCTGAAGCTAAACTGACTAATCAGGAAAAATTTGCTCGGGATAATCCTGAGTTGGCTATGAATCAGCAAATAAACGCTGAACGTGAACAGCAAATACAAAAAGATGCAGAAGCTAGAGCCAAAGCAGACGCATTACTATCTCCTGCGGAAAAGTTACAACGTGATGATCCCGAGAAGGCTAGAGAAATACATTTACAAAATTTGCGTCAACAGGAACACAACGCACAAGTAAAAGCCGCAGAAGAGGCAAAATTAGCCGCAGAAAATCGTGAAGCTGAACGCGCAAGGCAACTTGATGCCGCAAACCCTAATTGGCGTCAACAGGAAGCAGAAGCAGAAGCTCAAGCGGCGTTGTTTGCAAAGTACCCCGAGATGCGTGCAGAATTTAATGCAGAGCAGGATCGAAAGCGTGAAGCGGAAGAACGCCAAAAACGCATCGACGAAGAAGAAGCTAATTTAAAAATAGCAAGAGAAAACCAAAAAATAATAGATGAGCAACGCGCACAACGCGCCGAACAAGCCGCCAAAGATGCCGCAGAAGCAGAGGCAGAAGACAAAAGACGAATGGCTAAATTTTTGGAAGAGTATCAAAGAAAAGAATTTGAAAACTCTCCTGAGGGTATACGTCAAGCCCAAGAAAAACAAGCCTTAGAAAAAGCTAGATTAGACGAACAACATAAAGCGGAAGTCAGAGCCGCAGAACAACGAGCTAAAGAAAAAGCTGATGCTGATGCTTTAGCTGAACACAACGCACAAGTAAAGGCCGCTGAAGACGCAAGAGTAGCCGCAAGTAAAACTACAACTCAACCTGCAACCGCAACGCCCACAACCACCGAGCCAAAACAAACGCAAATTGGAGCCGCCATAACTGCCGCTGGCACTGCCGCCGCAACCTCTGCAATAGCCAAAAAAATTGCCGAAGATAAAGCCGCCCAAGCAAGAGCAGAAGCAATTGCAAAACAAGATGCGGCAAGAGCACAAGCAAAAGCCGCCTATGACGAAAGAGTCAGACTTCAACAAGAAGCTCAGGCAAAAGCAAAAGCCGAATATGACGCCAAGGTAAAAGCCCAAGCCGATGCTAAAGCCGCCGCTCAAGCAAAAGCTAAGGCTGACTATGACGAAAAAGTCAGAATAGCAAAAGAATTTCAAGACAAATCAAGAGCGGATGCTTTGGCAAAAGCAAAAGCAGAGCATGAGGCTAAGTTAGCGGCTCAAGCAGAAGCAAAAGCCGCCGCCGAAGCAAAAGCTAAAGCTGACTATGATGAAAAGGTTAGATTAAAAGCTGAATATGATGCCAAAGTAAAAGCGGATCAAGATGCAAAAGCCGCCGCTTACGCAAAAGCAAAAGCCGAATACGATGCTAAAGCAAAAGCTGATTACGATGCAAAGACTGCCGCCTACGCCGCCGCAAAAGCCGCTTACGACGAAAAGGTCAGACTAAAAGCCGAATACGACGCCAAAGTAAAAGCCGCCGCTGACGCAAAAGCCAAAGCCGAAGCGTTTGCAAAAGCCCAAGCTGACATAAAAGCCGCCGCCGCCGCAAAAGCCAAGGCCGAATCAGATGCAATAGCCGCCGCCGAAAACACTGGAACAGAGCCCCCAGTTACTTCCACTACTGGAGGTCTGCCAACCGTTGTTCCAACAGGCACGTTGACCCCTGTAACCAAGCCTACAGGAACCCTAACGCCAGTTACGCCAACTGGCGGCTTAAATGCGGTTAGTACCCCAACAACTACGCCAGTCACAAAACCCGCAACTAACTTGCCTACAACGCCAACCTCGACGACAATTGCACCACCAACTGGTACGCTGACGCCCGTAGTCAAACCACCAACTGGCACGCTGACTCCTGTGACAAAACCAACTGGTACGTTGACCCCTGTGGCAAAACCAGCGGGCACGTTGACACCTGTAGCAAAACCGACTGGTACGCTGACTCCTGCGATAAAACCAACGGGTGCTTTGACATCTGTGGTTAAGCCAAGTGGCACCCTCACGCCTGTATAGGAAGCAAAAATGGCAAATGTTGCAAAGTTACAAAAGAAAAGAAACACGTTGTTTCTTACCCCTAAGCGCAAGCTAACCAGCGTCATTAAGCCCACAACGGTTGACACTACGTCTGTTGCCCCCACAGCCCCTGTAACTGGCGGCACCGCACCTGTAACTGGCGGTACTACTCCTGTAACTGGCGGTAGCCCTATTCCCAACACGCCAATCAACACAACGGCTGGATCGGGCACATCAGTAATTTCGCCAACAGTTACAAATACACCTACAACTGGATTGCCAGCCGCAGTTACGCCAACAGCACCTAAAACAAATACGATAACCGATAAGCTTACAAATGCCGCCGTTATTGGTGGCGCCACGCTCGCGGGTAAATATCTTTATGACAAGTTTGGCAATATTGTCAAAGAAGCAATTAGTCCAAGTACACCAACAGTTAAGCCACCTGTTACATCGGTAGTTAAGCCACCAACCGTAGTAAAACCACCCGTAGTCACGCCGCCTGTAGTTAAGCCACCACCCGTAGCCCCTCCCCCCACTTCAGTGGTAATACCGCCTAAGTTACAAACCGAACAAGATGCATTGGTTAAGGCGGCAAACACCGCAAAAGAAACGGCGGCTCACGATGCGTTGGCTAATTCTTTTAAAGATCAAGGTACAAAAGTTGGCTTACCTGTCAACACAATTCCTAACAGTGCAAACCCTAGCGGGGGTAGCACTATTGATGAGTCAATGTTCGACGACCCTCTTGATCAAGGACAAAAGCTTGGGTTAGAGGAAAACGTAATTCCAAATAACACACCATCTGAAGAAACCACTTTAGATGAGTCGATGTTTGATGACCCTCTTGATTATGGACAAAAACTTGGGTTAGAAGAAAACGTAATACCCAATTACACCCCGTCGGAAGAAACCACCTTAGATGAGTCAATGTTTGATTTTAAGGATGAATACACTCAAGACGACAAAGGTAACAGTTATAAAATTATTGACGATAAGCCCGTTTTGATTCGCTCCCCCGAAGCTGATCAAGATATTGCTGAAGAAGATTATGACTTGTTTGATACAAACCCCGAAGATACTGACCAAGGCACTGACCTTGGCTTAGATTACAACATCATTCCTGACTACACGCCACCAAGCTCAAGCACTATTGATGAGTCAATGTTTGATGATCCAAGCGAAATTGTTGCTCCTGTACAGGGAGGATTAGGACAAACACAAGCTGATATTCTTAACACTATTCAAGATACTCCAGTGTCAGAACCTGCGCCGTTATCAGACACTGCGTCGAAGATTGGCATATTTGCTAATCCTGTTTATCCTGAATCACCCGCAGAACCAACGCCAGTGGCTACTGAGCCAAGCGCAGAACCAGTGCTTGTTAAAGATGAGTCGGGCAACTTGTTTTTGGCTAACGCTGATGGATCTTATTCACCCGCAGACGAGGGTGGCAACGCCGTTGGCGAACCAATATTTATGGGTGGCAATGAAGCTGGGGCGGGCACAGAATACGCTGACAGCGGTTTGGGTGATACAGCCCTAGATACTGCTGGTGGTGGTGGCTATGAGGCCTATGACGAAGCGGGAAACCTATACCTTGTTGGTGATGATGGTTCATTTACTTTGCTTGAGCCCGCCCCCCAAGATACAGCAGTGCTTGATGGTGGGTCAAATTACCTTCCTGAAGCAACAGAAAATAACGACACATCAAGTTATGTAGACCCAAGCCTAGGATACGACCCAAGCGCGGGATATGAGGCTTATGACGACGCGGGCAACTTGTTTTTTGTTGGCGATGATGGGTCATTCACTTTGCTTGAACCCGCTATTGAAGAGCCTACATTTGAAGAACCTATATTAGAAGAACCAGCACTACAAGAGCCCACATTTGACGAACCTGTATTGGAAGAGCCTGTATTTGAAGAGCCTGTATTAGAAGAATTTACATACGAAGATCCCAGTGCAGGGTACGATCCAAATGCAGGGTATGAAGCTTATGACGATGCGGGCAACCTGTACTTTGTTGGCGACGACGGCTCATTTACTTTGCTTGAGCCTGCTTACGAGGAGCCCGCATATGAAGAGCCCCCACCATACTACGAGCCCGATTTAAGCTACCTAGACGATTTTGTATACGAAGAGCCCGAGTACGGGTTTAATTTTGACGATGACTTTAGTTATTATGACGAACCACCACCGTACATTGAGCCTGACCTAAGTTATTTGGATGATTACTCATCTTATTTCGATGATTACACATACGAAGATCCCAATTATGGGTATACCTACGACTATGACCCCAGCTACTATGAAGAGCCGTACTTTGACAATTACGAATCTGATTTAAGTTATTTAGACGACTTTAAACGAGGTGGCAAAGTGCAAAAAATGAAAAGAGGCGGCTTGCCGCGTTTCTACACAGGCGGTGGCGCTACTTATTCAGCCGCCGACTATGAGGCAATGGCAACGCCTATTGCAATGAATAGCTATACAGGAAGTTCGGGTGGCAATGAATACTTTGGCGACCCATCGGATTACACAGACGCAAGTGTATACCCGTATGTTGAAGACCCAACTGACTATACAAATACAGACGTTTACAACAAGCCATATGTTGACGACCCATCTGACTACACAAATCCTATTTACAACAATAATGAAGGGGAAAATGTTTTTAACCCATACGACCTGCGTGCTGATGAACAACTAATTGAAGACGAAGATGGTCGAAAATTTGCCGTCAATGACGATGGCGATTACAGATTATTAGAGGACTTCAAATACCCAACAAATGCAGATCCAACAAGACCAACTTATTCAACAACCACGCCAAAAGTAAATAACGTTACGTCAAATTACACGGATGTTCCCAAAACCTCAAGCAATAGCGGCTTCAATTTAAAAGACATCTTCAGTACAGACAATATCAAAACGCTTGCTGGCGCAGGATTGGGTGCCGCTGGATTGATGTCTCTTTACAATTCTTTTAAGGACAAAGAGACAAACGCCTACAGACCTGCCGCGTACACGCCACCAGCAATTCCCTCGCGCACAACTGACTTTGGCATTGGCCCAGCAAGAACGGTGAATCCTCAAATGGGTGGCTTGCAAACAATGACGCCAAGCCAGCAAGAGAATCTGTACACAAACTTGGGTGTGGCTGGCTACGAGCAAGAATACGAAGACCCCGTAGAGGATCCCGTTGTTGATCAACCCATGGCAGACGGCGGCTATGCCCAACCGCAACAATCTCAACCTGCCTCGCCATCGTATTTCACTTATGGCATGCCACAAGACCCGTTAGAAGTGCTTGGCGTGCGCCAGCCCCAACAAAAACCTGAGGGCGGTGGACTGCAAATGAGACGTGGTGGCTTGCCCCACCCAACCGCAGGCGTGCCCATAGTTCAAGGGCGTCAAGATTACCGCCAAGGCGCGGCAGTCAACGGTGAGGGTGATGGGCAGAGCGACGATATACCCGCTATGCTGGCTGATGGAGAATACGTCTTTGATTCGGATGTTGTTGCCGCACTGGGCAATGGTTCAAACAAAGCTGGCGCCGAAGTGTTAGACAAGTTCCGAGAGTCGATCCGCGCCCACAAGCGATCAGCGCCAATTGGCAAAATTCCACCAAAGGCTAAATCGCCCTTGGCTTACCTGAAAGAGGCAAAATAATGGCTATGTTTCAAGGCTCCCCCTTAGAAAATATAACGACGGTCAAGTCAACTCAGGATACCGTTCCTCAGTATGTGACCGACTACCAACAAGACATCATTAACCTTGGTAAAAACGCCGTTCAACAAGGTGGTGTGGCTAATCTGTCGCCGCTGACTCAGCAGGCTATGAACATGGCACCACAGGTTGCGTTTGCAGGCGCAACCAGCGCTGGCACAGGGCAAGATCTTTTGACTCAAGCTGGTTACACAGGCTCAAATCAAATTGTTCAAAACTACATGAATCCATACACGAAAAACGTGGTGGATGAAATGGCGCGTTTATCAAACAAAAACCAGCGTGAAAATATTATGCCCGCGCTGGATGCTGGGTCGATTGCAACAGGTAATTTTGGATCAGGGCGCATGGCAAACGTGCAGGGTCAAACCCTTGCTGATATTCAAGCGGCTTTGACGGGTCAGCAATATGGCGCACTAAGCAAAGGTTACACAGACGCTATGAGTGCGGCGTCAAATGACCTTAATCGCGGCGTGCAAGCTGGCTCAGCGTTAAACAATACAGCGCAAATTCAAAATGCAATTGGCACAAGTGGGTTGAAGTCAATGGCTGATTTGGGCGGGCTTGCACAAACAAACGAGCAGGCTAAGCTGGACTACCCAATGGCGCAAGCGTCTAAGTTCTCGGAGTTGATGCGACAGCAAGACATACCTAAGGGGCAGACTGGGGCAACCACCGCCCCGGGTTCTCAGGGCCAATACGGCATGAGCGGTCTTCAAGAAATGATTGCTTTGTATGCCCTTTACCAAGCAATCAATGATCCAACCACCAAGCCCGCTGATCTGTCAGGACTCATTAGCACACAAAAGGCGGCAGAGGGCGGTTCAATTACTTCAACGGGTTCAGAAGTTCCCGAGGGTGCTGTTTTTTATGATGAAGACGGCAATTTTTATGACGCCGAAGGCAACAAGATAGGATAAAAAATGGCAGTCGTACCCGACCAATTACAAGAAGCTCCTAAGGGTGGCTTAAGCCAAGCCGCGCTACCTGCGCAAGTAAACACGCCTATAAACCCCACCAAGGCGGCTATGAATGCCGCAATTGATGAGGAAGAAGCGCCTATTGATCCCATAGAAAAAGCAACGCGGAAAATGGCGGTGGATAGAGAGGTTCTTACTGCGCAGATAGACAAGCTGTCTAAATCGTTAAGTGCACGCCAAAACTTACCGTTCAACCCCATGTATTTGGAAATAGCAAGAGCCGCCGCAAAGCCTGCGTCTACGGGTAGCGCAATTGAAGCTCTTGGCAATATTGGTGGCGCGTATGGTGATGCATACCTAAAAGAAAACCAACGCCAAATAGACATTGAAAAAGATCAGGTTGATTTGCTCAAGCAAAAGCAAGCATTGAATCAAATGGGTCTTGAGCAAGAGTTAAGAATCAACTACTTCAAAGACCCTAGCGCCAAAAAGATGCCCGCAGGGCCCTTGCCGCCCGTCGCAGGAGCCCTAGGAAGCGCACCATCTGCGCCAACAACGACTGGGGGTACGCAAACTATTGAGTCACCGCCTGATCTTGTTGAACCAAATCAAATGCGCCGTATAACTGCTAATGACATTGCCATGTTGCAAGGCGTATCTCCAAAATTAGCTGAAGAGCTAAGGGGCTTATCAAAACTTCAGCGTGAAGCCCAAGTTGTGAGCACTGAGGGCATTTGGGACACCATGGCAGGCAAATGGGTGGTGAAGTTCCAATCCAGCATTGAACGACCCATGCGCGTGATTGGCAATGTGAAAATGACCAAGGATCAGTCTGATAAATACGATCAGTTGGAAGCAAGCTTACAGGGCAAATCCGAACAAGAAAAAAATGATGCCGTTGCTAATTTTGCGGCTGATGCTGGTCTTGGTGGCGTGCGCAGAGCCAATGATGGAAAAATTACAGGGTTCCAAGGGGCGGCAGAAAAAGAACTTTCCCAAGAAGAAGCCAAACAAAGAATGAAGGACAGGGTAGAGGCAGATAAAGTAAGTTCTGAAAAAATCTTTAGCGATGGAAAGCGGGCTGGGGCTACTAAGCAAGCCGCAAAGGTCTTGTACAACCTAGCCTCGGATCCTGAGACAAAAGGTGCTTTTGGCGTGTTAAAAGAACCCGGCGTCGTGAACGCATTTGCTGTCGCCGTTGCCCAATTTTTAGATAGGGGATCCTTTGGAACCGCAGGTTTAGAAGATGCTGTGCGCACCGCTGGGGGCACCAAGAAAGTAATTGAAGCCGCCTCTTACGTTGCGTCAATCCAAGGACAACTGCAACTCATGGCGGCTCAAGACTACTTAAAAGGTCAAGGCGCTGTTTCTGATGCTGAGCGTCGCTTGATAGCCAACCTTGTTGGATCTTTATCGGACACACCACAATCTGTAGCTATGAAAGCTAAGGTAGTAGAAGCGCGTGCCGATTTTGATAGATATGTTGCGGACGCCTTTTACGAATGGAGAAATAAAACTGGAAATTCAACAAGGACAGTAGAAGATTTTTATCGTGAAAAAGACGGTGAATACAAAATATTGTTTAAAGAATACGATGATCATATGAACGCTTTGTATTCGCACTACTTTGGTTCAAGCAAGCAAAAATCAGTTGCGCCAACCGAAAGCAAAGTTGTAAAGCCAAAGCCTAGTGCCCCCGAAACAACGCAAGGCCAAACACCAAAAACACCTCGTCCAGTTGGCCCCCTAGAACAGCGCATTAGAAACAGCAAGGCAGGTACCTAATGGACTTTGGCAACTTATCCCGCGAACAAAAAGAATACGCCTTAGCCATTGCTGATAAAGCAAGAGAGATGGGCGTTGACCCTGACTTAGCTATTGCTGTTGCTTTTCGTGAAAGTTCATTTGATCCCAAAGCTATTGGTGAGCCAATTGGAGGGGATCCAAACCGCCGAGCAATTGGTTTGATGCAAATAGACCCTGTAAATACAAAGGGTCTCAAGATGACAATAGAGGACTTGCACGACCCTAAAAAAAATATAGCCGCAGGCATACAGATCCTCAAGGAAAACTTAGACAGGTACAAAGGAAACACACGCGCCGCGCTGGTTGCCTACCAATCAAATCTTGATTATGCAAAAAAATATTTGGAGTCTGACGAAAACTTTGATGTATTGCCAGCGAAAACGCGCAAGTACCTTGAAGACATTGATGCTATACACAAAATATACGCGGTAGGCGACGCAAACAAGGGCGACGCAAAGCCTGTGGCAAGCAAGGCGGGCCCAAGCAGATTTGGTGAGCTACCCCCGCTTGAGGAAGGCCAACAACCTATTGCAGACATCACTCAATCCACTCAATCGCAAGAGCCTCCATCAAAGTTTGGGTACATTGATGAAAACAAAATAGTGGAGCAGACAGAGGCGGCGGCAAAAGCCCCGCCGCCTGAGCCAACACTGTATGACCGCGCCAACAAAACGCTTACTGACGTCTACAAAGCCGCCGACAAAAATCGTGAATTAACTGGAGCCGTTGCCGCAAGTGGCACGGCAGGTTTGTTGCTAGGAAGGTTCGGCAAAGATACGCTGGACAGGCAAACAGCCGCCCTTGATACAGAAAAAACTAATTTAAAAGGCTTGCAGGCGGGAGCCGCTAAAGGCTTGGAAGAAAGTAACAAGCTTACGGGTGGGGCAAAAAGCGCATTGGATGAGCTTGATGAGGTGTTAGCCCAGCGCAAACAAAACTTACTTGTACGCGAGGAGGAGCTACGCAAGCTTCAAGCTCAGTTGGCAGATAAAGCGCCGCCTGAATTCAGAGGTGCTCAAAAATATACAGACACTTTGGGTGGCGATGATGTGCCCTTTGAGCAAAAAAAAGGTGCTGAAAATTATCGGGGAGATAACACCAAGGGCGGGCAAAACATCATTAATCAAAACAGCGCCAACAAACGGCGACTTGAAAAAATTGGTTTAGGCCAAGGATTTAGTTTGACCCCGCCCGTACCGGGGCAACTCGCAGTGCCCAACGACATTGCCGCAGAGCGCAATGCTAAGTTTCTTGCTGAACAACAAGCTCAAAACAGCGCCGCCTTAGAGGCTCAGCGCAAAGCCGAGATTGCCCGCAAAGAGGTAGAAGAAACGCAACGCTTACGTGACAGGGCTGAAAAGACCAACTACAGCAGAACTGAGGAAGCTTTGTCAAAGGGGGCCAAGACAGCAGAAACAATGGCTGACGCAGAAGCTAAGGTAGCTGACCTCGCCAAAAAAGCGCCCACAGGGCTTGGTAAGGCGGGCGTGTTTGCTGGCAAGGTAGCTGGTAAGACCATAGGAGCGCTTGCGGGTATTTCGGTGCCGCTTGCCGCAGATGAGGCGGCTAAGAGGTTTGCAAGCGGTGACAAGGTGGGCGGTACTATTGCACTTGCAGAAACGGTATTGGCGGCAATGGCTATGGTGCCCCCCGGTACACCGATCACAGCCGTCCTGAAGGCCTTGGGCATAGGTGGGGGCCTTGCCGTTGCTACCATTGATTACTTAAGAAACAGAGAGAGCAAGCCAGCTAAGCCAGCGCCACAGCCAGCCAATACACCACCAAGACCGCCAAGTGGCGGGTTGAGCCAGTATCAAGAAAGAAAGCCCAACGGCATCTATAAAGACGCCTATGGGCGGTATCATGGGTGAAGCAGTTGCCTGCTCCTTTGCCCCACTTCGGTGGGGTTTTTTTTATTCTTGTTTAGCCCAATACCCGTAGACCATCTTGTGGGATGGGTTACTAATGTCGTTTGGTACGCCGTCAATGACAGCCACTAAGTGATGCGCCTGCCTTGCAATAACTACGCCCTTTGGCATGTCTGCGCAACGCGCTTTACGTCCATCAAACTTTGGGGCTGACATCCAAACCCAACCATGCTGTTGCAAGAAAGGAATGTAAACTTTTTTGGTCAGGCCGTTACGAGCAGATTTTGCATTGCCGTAATCCTTGTTGGCTTGAGCCAATTGTTTGTATACCGTTTTGTAGTCAAGGTTCATTGCAATGCAGATTGCACGAACTACGCAGTCGCCTGCAATACCTTTAAACCCTGCGGCTCCACGGCCCCCGTCGTTGTATTGATATTTCATTTTGCTTCCTTTTCGCTGTTGATAAAATGTCCTAAGACTATATTATAACGCGCCAGGAACCGATTCGGTTGACAGGGTTACCGAATTTTTTTAAGTTTTTCTTCAGACCACTGACTTAATTGAGCGCCAACATTCTCGTTGAGGCTTGAAACAAACGAAATTGCCTCGCGGTATGCCCGTTCAGTCTTTTCGTACTCCACCGCCTTTTCAACATTCTCTGCAAATTGAATGTAGTCAATGTCAACAGCCAGCACCGCACCTAAGCGCGGGTGACCACTGTGAAAAAATATCTCTCTGATTTTGCTTTCGGTCAGCATGCAACCCTCACTTGTGTTTGTTTTTCAATTGCCAAAATTGGAGCAGGTGCATAAACATGTCCCACCCGCGCTCTAAATCCTCTTGTGACCACTCCTTGACCACCACCAAGCCCTTGACACTGCGACTGACAAATACATTGGCACAGCGGGCGTTGTGGAGCCCCAAACCAATTCTGTACGCCGCTAACTGCATCAGGTGTTCGTCATAGCCCTCAACCTTTGCTGGGTCAAAGAATTCTTTAGTTTTAATATCTATGACAACACCGCCGTCTGCAACAGAATGCAGGTCACACTTACCACCAAACCCGTGCTCATTAGCAAACGACTTTTCGGCTACCCAAGATTGAAAACCAAATGCCTCATTTATACGGTGATCTGCTCCAACAACGTGCTCAACGTGCTGGGTGGCAGTTGCGGGCGTGCCCTCGTAAAAGGATTGGATCGACGTGTGGATGTTTGTGCCGGCATCAGCCGCTGAGCGCCCCTGCTCCTTACTGTCGTCAATGATCCGCGCTATGTAGTCGTCCTCAGGCTCGTTATCGCGCCGTGGAAGGGTCAGGGCGGCAAGCAAGACCTGTTTCTGTAGCCATATGGTCAAGGCAGGCTTGGCGGCTACATTGAGCACCGTGGTGACGCTGGGCACCAAGCTGAGCTTGCGGGCATCCCTTAGGGTGGTATTGCGTTGCCCACCCTTGGCGGCTTCAACGGTGTACATGGGCGCACCCTCGCGGGTGTACCAATGGTTTGATTCGCTAGCGCGTGGTTCTTTTGCTTCAATGGTCATTTTATTCAATCCTCATCACTTCGATAGAATTATTTCCATTTCTACTTGTTTGTTTTGCACTACCTTTGCCCCACATGTTGTATGCCATTGACGAACACGCTTGCCCCACAGTCGGTTTATCAAATTGTCCACACGGCACTACTACAACTTCACCAACATTTAAATCTTTCAAGTAAGCTCGAACATATTGTGAAGGCAGACCACGTTTATATTTACGAACTTTTTCTTTCTTTTTAATTTCTAAATTACCTAAAACATTCCCATCAAAATCTATAATTGCATAATTTAATTTTAATGCTTCAAGAAATTTTATTGCTTTCTTTAAAACTACGTTTTGTATATCGCTCATGTTTGCTCCTCATTCAGTTTTACTACGCGCTGATATCGACCAGCGCGGCCTATGCGAAATTCACCCGTTGCCACAATAAAACCCTTGCGCAAAAGCGGCGCAAACCGAGGTTGAATACTGTGAACCCGACGGTGGGGCAAAAGATTTACCACGTCGTCGTAGATGCACCCTTGCGGGAAGTGCCCAATGGCCCAGCAAACCTCTTGTTCGACCTTGTTGGTATCAAGATACTTATGGGCTGTTCTGCTGGTTGACGGGTCTGTGCCTCGCTCCAAAGGCTTTGACCCGTAAGCCCTCATTACGCGCTTGGGGCGCTTAGGGGGCTCGTTAAACATATCCATGGTGTATGGATCGTTGTTCATTGGATAGCCCTCCACTCGCGCTCAGGGCGCCTTGAGTCGGACAATACTGTTCTGCCTGTTAAAGCCACCAACCCCTGTCGTTGAAGGATTGGCAGGGCGCGGGAACATTGGTTGACATCCAAATTTGTACGGTTGGATATTCCATCTTTCCCCAGCGCCCCGTGGACACGCAAGCACTTCAGAATCAAATCGTGGTGCGCGTCCATGGTTAAAACGGTATATCGTCAACCATGTCATCAAAGCCCGAAGCACCGCTAGGCGCTGACGCACCACCGCGCTTGATAGCCGCCTGCCACTCGGGAGACTTCTCAATCTTGGCTTTGGTGCTCTTGCCAAACGTATCAAACAAATCCATGTCGGGGTTTGAAATGGAAAACATAGCAATCTTGTTAAAGCCAAGCGGCACGGTGTCTTTCAGCACCTTAGGCACAGGATTGATGTTTTTGATGTTGGTGTACTGTTTACCGTCCTGCCCAGTCTCTTTGGAGATAGCAAGCATTGCCCACACGCCAAGCAACTTCTCGATGTTAAAACCTTGAAGCTCTTCAGGGGTAAATGCACGCCCACGCCAAGCTTCTAAGTCGGCACGCAAGGTGGCTTTTTCGC